GCTGACGGATGGAAGAGCAAGGATAATTTCAATTTGGAGTTATACCGAGACTAAGAACAATCCCTTCGGGGGAGGGTTAAAAAAAAGCCCCCGGCCTGTTAAATAGTCGTCTCACTTACCATTTGAACATAAAGTACCACTCATCGGCACGACCGGGGGCGTAGACCCTCGCTCGCCAATGAGTGGCTTTTTTTATGTTTAAGCGCAACGCCGCGCTCTATGATAAGTGAGACGGTGCAAAAGTACTAATTTTTTCTGAGAATGAAACTGATAGAGATACTGAATTTGAACAGGGAACTGCTGATTTACTTCCAAAAGGCTGGAATCAGGCTGGACGATGTGCAATACATCGACCTTTTTAATGAATACCGCACGCTTTCCGCACAGGGCGAGAAGGTGTCCTATATCGTGGCAAGGCTCGCCACAGAGTATGCCGTCAGCGAGCGCAAGGTGTATAACCTCATACGGCGTTTCAAAACCGACTGCAACCTGCTTGCAGTGTAACGTGGTGGCTTGTCCATGGGGAAGAGGTGCTGCCATATTACCTTTGCACCGTTTTCAAATTCAAAACGGTCATGAACAAATACCATCAAATTTTGCAGAAAGTGCTTGCCGAGGGCAAGTGCCAACAAAACAAGAAGGGGAGCATACGCTATCTGCTCAACGAGCGACTGGTGCTCTCCCCTGCCGACCTGCTCGACATTTTCGAGGGGCACGGCATCGCACGCAAGAAGTTAAGAAACGAATTGCAGCTCTTCATGCAGGGCGAGCGCAACGTGGAGAAGTACCGCGAGGTGGGCATCAACTGGTGGGACTACTGCGGTGCTATCCTTGTGAACTCCTACCCCACCTATTTTGAGAAACTGCCACCGCTCATTGCCAAAATCAACCGCGAGAAGCGCAACAGCAAGAACTATGTGCTGTTCCTCGGTTCCACCGATGCGGAGACAAACCAGGCTCCGTGTCTGTCACTCGTTCAGTTCCAGATAGAGAACGGCGAATTGGTGGTGTCGGCTTACCAGCGCAGCTCGGATGCGAACCTCGGCTTGCCGGCGGACATCTACCACCTCTACCTTATGGCCCGGCAGATTGACTTGCCTTTGAAGTCCATCACGCTGAACCTTGCGAATGTGCATATCTACGAGAACAACATCAGCCACACACGCCAGTTGCTCGACGGAAACGAGAACGTGAGATTTGAACTGAACGTGTAGCCATGAGAAAGCAGTATTTATCGGCACCGCTCCCATTCGTGGGACAGAAGCGCATGTTCTCGCGTGAGTTCATCAAGGTTCTCAAGCAATATCCTGAGGACACGGTATTCGTGGATTTGTTCGGCGGTTCGGGTCTGCTGTCGCACATCACCAAGTGCCAGAAACCGAATGCCACGGTCATATACAACGACTTCGACGGCTACCGCAACCGCCTGCAGCACATTCCGCAGACCAACCGCCTTTTGGCTGACCTGCGCAAAATGGTGGAGACGGAAGGCATACCCAAGCACAGCTGCATCCGTGGCGAGTTGCGCGACCGCATATTCGCCAGACTGGAGCAGGAGGAGCGTGAGGTCGGGTACATCGACTTCATCACCATCTCCGCCGGGCTGATGTTCTCCATGAAGTACAAGATGAGCATTCCCGAAATGAAAAAGGAGGCTCTGTATAACAACATACGCAAGTCTGACTATCCCACTTGCGAGGATTATCTGCAGGGCATCACGGTGGTTTCGTGCGACTACAAGGAGGTGTTCGCCCGATACAAGGACGTGCCGAATGTGGTGTTCCTTGTCGATCCGCCGTATCTCTCCACCGAAGTGGGTACATACAGCATGTACTGGCGACTCGCCGACTACCTTGACGTGCTGACCATTCTTGCCGGACACCGTTTCGTTTACTTCACTTCCAACAAGTCGTCCATCATCGAGCTTTGCGAGTGGATGGGCAGGAACCAGACCGTGGGCAACCCATTCAGGAACTGCCACAAGGTAGAGTTCAACGCCACCGTGAACTACAGCTCGCACTACACTGACATGATGCTGTTCACCGATGCCGCCTGACGGCGTTATAATTCAATTCTGACAACATAAAAAGAGCGTTCCAAGCAATCAGCTGGGAACGCTCTTTCTGTTTGACACGGGGCAAATCAGAGCCGTTTTATGGCAACATACTGATATACCTCTATGGTCTCCACGATGTCCTCGTGGTCATGGTTGGTGATGCTCTGCGCAAGGTCAAGTTCTCCGAAGGTCTCGCCCTCCAAGTTGGCAAGCCTCATGTGGATTTTGTCGGGCAGGTCGAATATATCCAGCGCGTCTTCCTTGAACGGGCTGCCCTCGCTGGCCGCGCCAACCCAGTCGGTGATGATGTGGAGAGTTATCTGTGGCTCGGCACGGTATTCCACGCCGTTTATTATCGGTTTCCACTGTATCGGGCCAAACTCCACGAACACGGCCGGTCTCTCCCACCCTTCTTCCTGTTCGATGAACTCCACGTTGCGGTTCCACAGGTCGATATGCTTTATCTCCGCTATCGCCCCAAGTTCCCTGCCAAGGAGGTTATAAAGTTCTTTTCTCATTTTCGTCTGATTTCAAATTCCACATTGAAGTATTCGGTGATGTTCTCCTCCACGATGTCGCGGACTGCCCTTTCCACTTCTGGCGACACGCCCAGAAAACGCCTGCGCGGTATCTTGATACTCTTGCCCTCTTTCATCAGCGCCATGTACTTCCAGAACTCAGCTTCAGTACTCAGTCTGACAGTGCGCCTGTCGTTGCGTCTCTCGCCATTCTTTTTACGACCGAACGCACCGGAGGTCTCGTAATACTTTGCCCAGAAGAAACGTTTCATCTTCTTCGTCACCTTTATCTCGCCTCCGTCGTTATGTATGGCTGCATACGGCAACGTGGTGAAGAACGTGATGCTGTTCTCTGTGGTTCGGCTTGATATGCTCTGGCGGAGGGTGCCGGTGTCTATCAGTATGGAACCGCCCAGCCGTGTGGGGCTTTTCCTGCGCTGCCATGCCTCACTGAAGAAAGCCTGACGCTCGAAGTTCCTGTCGAACTCGTCGCTCATCTCCACCCTAATGTCGCTTAGGATATTGCGGATTATTTTCTGTACGTCCTGATTCATCGTCAAAGTCAAACTGAAGAAATGTCTGTGCCTCCTGTGGCACTTCGTTCTTCGGGTCGCAGGAGGCATTGAGGAGGTTGTAGAAGGTCCGCTCGGATATAGCATAAACAGGATACACGAACCTGCGCCATATCTCGCGGTTGCTGATTCCGCTCTTGGCATGCTGGTCGTATATCCTATTTATGTCGGTGACACGTTTCTGGTAACTTGCTCCTCGCCTCTTTGCCATAAACTGTTTTTACTGTCTTTCTCTCGGTTTGTAGGGACGGATGTCGTATGTCATCTTCGCGCTGACGGTCACTCTGCCCGTTCCCTCACACTGTTCACATGTGCGCTCCTCGTTAGTCTCGTGGTCGTGGAGCCGTCCCGTGCCGTAACACTTCCGGCACAGGGCAACTTTAGGTTTCTTCTCTACTTCCTGTATCATGTCTCTTCGTTTTTAGGATTCTGTCATTCCGAGCGGTATGGGTTTCCACATTCCGTTCTCGTTCTTTATCTCTGCCCTGATGAACTGCTTGCTTACCTCCGGCTGGTAGCTTTCCTCAATGATGCGCACACCTTCAAGGAAACGCTCGTCACCGGTGTCCTGCGCCACCTTGCGGAGCTGCACGATACGGCTTGCCTTCAGCGTTCCCTTGGCATCACGTGCCAGCAGACGGAACACCATGTTCACCAGCGCCTGTGTCTTGTCGTCGTTGGCAAGGCTGGCGATGTACTCCTTCACGATGGCGATGCCGTCCTCCACCGTGTCACGGTAGCCGTCGGTCACATACACGCCGAGCGTGATGCGCTTGTTGCCCTCGGAGTTGGTGAACGTGTGGCTGCGCTGGTCGTCCTTGACCTTGGTCTTGAACAGGTCGGACTTCATCTCCAGTATGGTCTTGAAGTTGTCCATCACCTTTTGCTTGCTGTCCTTGATTTGCTCGCTGATGCTGAGGAGCACGGGTATGGAGTGCTCTATCTCCTCGTCCACGAGCTGTTTGTACTCTTCACGCTCGGCCTTGGCTTTAGCCTCCGCCTCTTTCTTGGCTTTCGCTTTCTGGAATGCCCGGTACTCGGCCATCTCCTCTGCCGTCATTTCAACGGTCTGCTTGTTGTTTTCTTCCATGTCTTTGTCATTTTATGGGGTTAGTCCTCATCATAGTTCTGCATCTCTGGCTCGTCTATTAGCATCGCCTCCTGTTGTGCGTATGCCCAGTCTGCCAATTCGCCGAAGAACTCGGCGGTCTCTTCGCGCTCCATGTCAAGGGAGGTTTCGAGGACTTGCTGTCTCAGCACCTTCAGTGCCTGTTCCTGTTTCCTTTCCATATCTGTCAGCATGTTGGGGTGTTTGCGTCCATGCGGATAACATAGGCCACATCCACCTGTGGTTTGACTTCTGTCTTCTTTGGTTTCAGTCCGCCCTTGCGCCGGATAGAGCGGAGCTTTACAGAAAGCTGTTCCAATTCCTCGTTGCTCAGCCTGGCGAACACCTTACCCGCGATACGTGGGTCCTGACAGAAGGCGTTGATGCGTGTCCAGTCCGTGGTGTCGATGCCGAGTTTCTGCATGAGTTTCAGGCACTCGCTCCTGCGCTTCTTCTGCTCGTCCTTCTGCCCGTTCAGTTTCTCCAGCGCGTCACAGCAGTCATTGTACTCTCTCCGTGTCATCTCACGGAGGCTGTCGGTGCGGTTCCAAGTGTACTGCAGTACTATCTGCCTTTTGAACTCGTCACGGCTGCCGTTATACGGCAACTTGTTGAAAGCCGCAAAGAACCGCGCGAAATTGGTTACTTCCTGTGCCATGTCATTTTCCTTTTACAAGTTCCTTGACTGACGCTATGGCAGCGCACATCATCATCAGTTTTACTGTCTTGGCTTCTCCCTCAAATGCGTTATAGTCGCATTTGATAGGGGCTTTGCTCATCGCCTGCCAAATCTGTTCCGCCTCCTCGTCCTTCTTCTGGTCCATCAGAAAGAGAAACGCATCATATTCGGAGCGGTCAAACTCAAACACCAGTTGTACTTTCTTTTCTTCCATGATTTCTACGTTTTAATGTTATTCGAACAATACTTTTATGCCGCACGAACTGGCAACATCAAGTTCCAGTTTTGCACCCTTGCTCAATTCCCAGCCCTGCAGCATGTAGATGCAGTCGCATTCCAATAGCAGGGCGATGTCCCTTCTCATGTGTTCCCTCCAGTGTGCGTCCTGCGATATGCCGTTCTCGAATGGGTTCACCGGCTCGTAGCCTTTTATGGAGAGATAGCGTGCAGCATGGCTAAAGGCTGCCATACGCTCCTCAAGGTCGTAGTTGGCTATCGCTCCGCTGATATAAACTTTCTTCTTCATCTCTGTTATGTTTTAGTTGTTAGACTTGTCGTTGTAAACCTCTACCGCTTTCTCCTCCCAGATGGTGTAGTATTCGCTCACATTGCCGGAATAGCGTCCCTGGCAGTAGGCTCTGAAGCCTTGTGTCCTCACCTTCACCCCGGCGGCGTATTTCAGTCTGATGGCCGGTTTTCCCATGGGCTTTCCTTTGTCCTCCTGACTGACGAAGATAAAGGTCTTGCGCTTGAAGCGGTCTATCAGTGCCCTGGTCAGTGAATACTCCCACCCTGCCTCGTATGCGTACTGGTAACTGTCCACGATGACAAACTTGGCGCTCTTGGGCTTTGCCAGCCGTTCCTCCAGTGCCTTGATGTCACCGTCGGTGATGATTCGGAACGAGCCTTGCACCTCGGTCATCTTGAACTGGGCGAGCCGTCGTTGCATCGACAGCCCCACGCCTTCCTCCAAGGACACATACAACACGCTACCTATCCCGCAGAGCATCTTGGCAAACTGCATCACAAAGGAACTCTTGCCGCTGGCACTGGGTCCGCTGATAAACCATGTGTCGCCCTCTTCCGGCTGGCCGAACACGTCTTTCCATTGTCCTTCAAATGGGAGTGCCTTGCACTTGATGTTCGCCACGTCCTTCGGGCTGTATGCTCGCTTTGCCATATCACTTCTCCGTTTTCAATTCGGCAATCAAGGTGTCCGCCAAATCCACTGCCATTCTTGCGTATGCCTTGTCTTTGCCATTATCAGATTCTCCTTCACTTATGCCATTTATCAAGTTAGGATTCCCAAGTATTGCACACAGAATATCTTTCGCCACCTCATACCGACGCTGCTCCCAGTTGGGTTCATTGCCTTTTCTCATTTCTCGGTAAATGCCGATTACAGCGTCCATCGCTTGCATTTCTATCTTCGTTATCATCTTCGTGCTCCTTTCCTTTTTATGTCTGTTGTCACATAGCACCAACCCAAAAGACGCTTAAATGGTAGTCCTATGCCGTGAATGGTCTGCATGATACAGAAGTCTCCGTCTTCATCAACCTCGCCATCACAATAACCATGATATACTTGTAGGTTATCCATCACAAACTTTGCTTCACGATTCTTATCTATATTCTCCAACTCACTCGGTGATTTAAGTACCCGACGGCTACCGCCTGAAAAAGTCACTGTTATCTTCGTTTTCATGCCTGTACCCTTTTAAGTTTCTCTATCTCCGTGTAAACTCGTCGCAATCCCCCACCCGACTTGCGTACCAGTGTGGCAATGTCCGCACCTTCGGGGGCGTTCACCCGGGCCACCACACTTGCCTGGTCTTTCAGGAACTTCTCGCGCTCCTTGCAGTCATCGGGTGTCACCTTGGAGTAGCGGTCGCCGTAACGACTGAGCATCTCGGTGTAGCCCACTTTCTTGCACTCT